GTTTAAGCGTACGTTCTAGCAAAGCTAGTGTGGTACCTACTGGCGCGTTTGCAGACATATCAGAAATGTTCATATCTGCGATAGCACCTAAACGACGACCTTCAGTGGTAATCTGATTTAGTAGTGCAAGTAAAGTCTGGCTAGGCTCCTTATAAGGAAGGGGCATAATATTTTCGCGGATGCTACCTGATGGTACGTCAACATCCTTCCACTCTCCCGGCTCGATTGGAGAGTCATCACCTTTAATACGCAGTCCACGAGACTTTAAGCCCCCCGGAAGATTAGATAGGGTACCAGCGTCCACCAATTGTCGTATAAGCGAGGTTCCAGCTCTAGCGTACCCACCAACTATATGAATCAATCCAAGGCCGTAGAAGCCAAATCCGGGCACATACACATAATGTACAAAGTGCTGACGCTTTAGCATCAACTCATCTTCTTCCTCCCAGTTACGACGTACAGATAGTACCTCCCCGTTACCTCTCTCTATAGTAACTACATAAGGCTTGGCTAGCTCGCCGTCGTCTTCATCTACGCCTTCGATAACAAGGTCGGCATGAATTTCGTATATGCTGTACCGATCATCGTCAGTTATAGAATAGCCACCTTCTTCGGCTTTCTTTTCTTCGATGTCAGTGTGATACGGGGCTGGATCACCTAAGTCTACGTCAAGGTAAAAACCTGCGGCTTGCAGCTTCCGTACTTCATTCTTAGTCTTACGCATTACATGTGTAACACGCTCCGCAGACTCTATATTAGACGCGCCATAAGGCACGATAACGTCTTCTGCTGGGATATAAATAGCAACTTGCCTGTTCAGGGTAGGGTCAAAATAAACCTTCTTAAACGCTGATCCTGCTAGTCCTAGGCTATATAACATACGCTCGTGTTCTGGACGGTACTCAACCATTGTCTCAGTAAGCTGATAGTTCATATCTGCCTTAACACGTTCTGCGGCTTCTAGCTTGTCTTTGCTCTCTTTACCTAAAATCTTTACTCGTACTGGGCCAGCCGCAGGAAAAGTCTCACTCATTGTCTCTGCTTGGAAACGAATAGCTGCTTCAGATAAGACAGTAGAGTTAACCCCACAAGCGCCTTCCCAAGGAGTAGTTCGCTCTTCTTGCTTAAACCCTAGGATATCTAGCCCTTTAACGTATGTATCAGCCCACTCTTTACGGCTATCTACGTCGGCATCTACCATACCTATTAACTCACCTGCTAGCTCGTTTAGTACGCCCTCATCTAAGGCTTCAGCTAGGTTAGCGTCAAACCCTAACATGTCAGACTCATCGCCCGGAATGAGAGTAATCTCTACGCTACCATCATCCAAAGTTACCATTTCAGGGTTTACTATTTCAATGGCAAGTTCTGAATCAACCATCTCTCCGCTTAATTCTTTTTCTTCTACGCCTTCGGGGGCAGCGTACAAACCTTTTTCAATTGCCATGATCTAACCTCTTATTTTTTCTTTTGGGGCTTGATAGGAATAATCATAAGCCTCGCCAAGTTTCTTAGCTGCTTTAGGGTCTGTAGGAATTCTTCCAGAACCATAGTTTGTTAGGTGGTATTTACCGTTAGCAGTTTTACCTACTATTCTTTTACCTTTTGGGCCTTTCTTACCGTAGTAATTTTTCATTAATAAAACCCGCTTCCGCGTCGTTTAAAATATTTAATGTCTTCTGGTTCGTCTGTAGGTAACCGTATAAAGCCGCCTTGCCTAAACCGCATAAGGGCCATAACTGTGGAATCCACTAGGTCATCGTGGCTCATAAAGGGGAACCCAGCGATCTCTTCTACTACTTCTTCGGCCCATCGTGTCTGGGGAACCCAACATAGTCCAGACTGTACAATATCAGATACTGAGTTTAATCGCGCAAGTTTATCACCTGATCCTCTGTGAGGGGTATATTCCTGTACAAGTAAACCCATACGTCGCATTTCTTGGTATAACGCGACGCCTGAACTCTTTTTCTCCACTATAAACGCGTCTGGTTCCCACTCTGTATACTGTTCCATAGCCATTTCTTTTAGCTCATGGAATTCCATACGCTCTTTTATACTATTAAGCAGTATTATATTATACGCTGAAGTCTCGTCATTGTGAAACACACCCCACGTAGTCAATGCTGTAAAGTCAGCGCGGTTGTGTTTTTCCGCTGCGGAGTCCAAAGACATGATTATATACTCACAACTTGGAGGCCGTTCCTTCTCCCACTCGTTCCACCACTCTCTTTTAACTAGCGCGGCTTCTTCTGCGGTAGGTTGTTGCTGGTACTGAGCGTTCCACTGAAACACTGGCATAGACGCTTTAGTACGTAACAGTGCCTCAAGGTCAAAGAACTCAGGCCACAGGGGTTTCTGTATAGGCTTGCCCGTGTCTGGGTCGTCTATACTTAGTATAGCGGGAAATTCAATGACCTCATACTGGTCAGATCGCTCGTTTTGAGACATATCTTTAACAACACGCCCTGTCAGGTCGTCCATATGCCATCTAGTCTGGATAATAGCTACACTACCCCCCGGCATTAGACGTGTACGAGCACCGAATGTGAACCACTCATAAGCCTTCTCGAACACCGCAAAGTTGCCATTAATCACGTCTTGCTCAGAATGTGGGTCATCTACGAGTAATAAGTGAGCACCACGACCTGCTAGTGCCGAACCTACACCACATGCATAATACTCTCCACCTGTGTTGGTGCTCCATCGACCCGCTGATTTAGAGTCACTGGCTAACTTTACCGTAGGAAATATGCTTCTATAGGCGTCACTAGCAATGATATTACGTACTTTACGACCAAAATCTACGGCTAGGTCGGTTGTGTGCGACACCATCATTACTTTCTTGTCTGGATTACGCCCTAAATACCATGCTGGGTAGAAAATAGACACTAATTGGGACTTACCATGCCTAGGAGGGATGTTTACACAGGCTCTATCCTTTACCCCACTCTCAATTTCCATGAGTAGGTCGGCTAATATGCGGTGATGCTTACCTACAATGAAGTCAGGCATCATTAACTTGCTAAATTCTATCAGATCATCGTACGCTAACTTGTTTGCACGTCGTATACCTAGCTCATCTACGAGCCTTTCTATCTCTACCACCTCATCTGCGCTGAAACTGTCAATGTTATCCAACATATGTTGAATTTCTTCTTGCGTAAAGTCGGTAGTGGCGCTACTCACCCGCAGATATTCCCAATTCGCTGTCTACATCTACAACTTCGCCGTCCAAAACAACTTCTTGCTCGACTGATAACGTAGGATTTACTAGTTTTTCTAGTTTAGTGCGTAGTTTCGCCTTCAAATCATCTGTTGACTGGTGTGTAACGGTCACTTCCGACTTCTCCGCGAACAGCCCTACGTCCGAAATCTTACCTAGTAACTCCAACGCTCGGATACGGACACGAGGATCGGCATTTTCTGTCTCTAGTATAAGTTTGTTGGTGACTAGGTGTCGTACGGAGGTGGCTGATTGCACTACTGACTGCCCAAACTCGGTCAATATGCTACCTGTAAGCACTAAAGAAGCGGGCGTTAGAGTAGATAGGCGGTTGTTTGTGGCTTTCTTGGATGTTTTTTCGGGGTCGCTAGCGTATGCCATAGCAATTTTAGCTGCTACGTCTTCGTCTTCTTTGGTGGGTTTTAACTCTAACCCATGTTCTGCTAGCTCTAAGGCCGTAGTTCTTGCTGCTTGCGCACGGACAGTCAAGTCCACCGCAGGGTCATCGTCAAAAAGCGGAACCCCAACTTCAGGTTCGATTTTAATCGTCATATTATAGTCGCAGGTTATTCACCGGAGGTGTCTTTGTAACATAATTAGTTTGTAGAAACAACACATACCTTTTGTGGTATGGCCTTAATCAGTACTATGCATTTCCCGTGGGGGGACTACACACCTATAATGTGGCCTCTTTCAACGCTGTACTAACTACTAAGGTTACTTTTGTGATTTGCTTTTCTATGTTTCTTATTTCTTTCTGTGTTATTTTTATATCAGGGATTCTTCTTATCGCTATGGAAGATGGTGTTCCCTTTTAAAATTACTTAGCAGGGCTAGTGCCCTGTTAGATTCCTCCTCGGTAAATATGTTTAGGGGTATTCGTAAGGTTGTCTTAACCGTTACCTCTGATGTAGACCTAACAATAATCTGTTCCAAGTCCAAAGCTACAAACACGTAAAAGTCTGCGGTCTTAGTTGTAGCTACGTTAAAAGAATATCTGGATCTATAAGAGTTTACATTAGCGGATTTTACCTGCACGGTAAACACATCCTTGTTACGCGACTGACACCACAGGTCTATGCCGGAACGATCTACATGGTGGCACTCTACCCCACACTTCTCTAGTAGATAGATTACTAAGCATTCTCCTATACGTCCTTTAGACGCTGTGCTATCTATTTCATCCATAGGAATCGATTTTATAGGTACGAAATTTTTTTGGCAAGGCGTTTCAAAAACAAGGTGGGGGGTACGGCCTCAAGAGGGGGGTGGGGTACCCAACTCAAAAAATAACGAATAATTCGTGTAGATTAGTAATATATAGAGAGGCGGGACTCCGTCTCACCACAACGGGGCCATGGGGGGCGGGTACCCTAATCAATATGGCTAAACGTGCCTTTTGTTATACATATGTATAACTTTGTAAGCTATCTATTGTAAACATACCATAACTTGTTATCATAGACCCATCTTAAGCAATAATGCTTCTGATAACTACTAGAGACTAAGTAACAACTATGGCT